AGCCATCTGCCTTACCACTTGGCTACGCCACATTGTTTACCACATAGGCTCCGTTAAATGAGCCTTTTTAAAATAATCTCTAATAGCTTCTAAGACTAAATGAGCTTGTTCTCTTTCAATAAAAATGCTGTTTATAATTGGGCCTGCTTGACTCCATCTTTCTGCACCAATATGCAGATTACCATTATCCATTATACTAATAATGAGATTATTTCCTATGCCTTTTCCTTCAATCTTAGCTATTTCTTTGCTCATCATAAACCCCTTTCTTAGCTGGAGTACCAGGATTCGAACCTGGAATCTGCGGATTCAAAGTCCGTTATGTTACCATTACACTATACTCCATTAATCCCAAAAACCACCTTTACTACTTATTTTACCAACTTTTTTCTTATATTTATAAGAAAGCCAGTTTCTAAAACAAAAATCGGGGGATTTATATGGACCTTTAAATTTTCCTCCATTATCGGGGGATAGTCTTTTTAGCTTTTTATTTCTTATTTTATACTCCTTTAATTAGTGGGCAATAATGGAATCGAACCATTGTCATAGGTATGTAACACCTGTATTCTACCATTAAACTAATCGCCCATTGGTGGATTGGGTTCGAATTGAACGAACGCATCTGGCATTTCACACCAGCACTCTACCTAGCTGAGTTACCAATCCAAAATATTTCCATTATATTTTTCTACTTCTTCAAGAAATCTATCATACACATTACTATGCTCTATATGATGGCAATTCTGGCATAAAAGCTCACACTTATCTAACTCTTCCTTTATAACTAACCAACTTTTATTAGCTACCATACTTATGTTAAATTCTTTTTGTGTAGGGTCTTTATGATGAAATGTGTATCCTGCTACTGGACCTTCCCATCCACATCTTTCACATTTACCACCTAAATAGGCAATAGCAGCTAATTTTGCTCTATAACGCCTTATTTTAGTATTGCAGCCACTACATCTAGTTCTATTTTTTCCTTGTAGTTGTTTAATTTCCTTTCCACATACTTTACATTTCATTAACTCTCCTTACCATTAGAGCTATCCTTCCGTTTAGTAGGCAGGGGGGGATTTGAACCCCCAAAACTTAGCTTCTAAGGCTAATATGTATGCCAATTCCATCACCCGCCCATATACCCAAGGTAGGAGTCGAACCTACAAAATCTTGATTTTGAATCAAGCACGTATGCCATTCCGTCACTCGGGCTTAAAAGGAAAGAGCCAAGAATACCCTTTTTGCTAAGAGCCTTATGATAACTCTTCCCTTAATGCCACCACGGGGAATTGAACCCACGATTTCCAGATTGAAAGTCTGACGACCTAGCCTTTAGTCGATGATGGCTAAACAACCTAGGGCTTTGCACTAATTCAAGATTAGGATGGAGTTTCCTAGGTATTAAGTGGACCCGAAGGGAATCGAACCCTCCACACAGAGCTTGCAAAGCTTCGTCGCCACCCTTGGTACATGCAGGCCCATTATTAAATTGTCAAAGTTCAGAAGCACCGGGGGGATTCGAACCCACCACAAACTAGTTTTGCAGACTAGCTACCCGCCCAGGAGCATCGGTGCCTATGGTAATTATACCCTATCCGAGAAGCTTACGCAAATAGCCGTAAAGTTCGACTTTATCCGCGTATTCTTCTGCGGCTTTTCTCCCATTAGATTGAAGAACTCTTTTGAGTTTATTCTTCTCTCTGGTTTTACTAGCACGATATTTTTTGCATTTATCTTCATTTCTGCCGTGCTTTTTGTTACCACCAGATTTCTTCTGAGATTCCTTAGCCATGATGTAGTCTCCTTTCTATAGATTACCTACATCATGGGAACCTCCATTTTATTTGCAAAACTTACCATATTTCACTACCTTTCGTAAATGTTTTACCACCCGTAGGGGATTCGAACCCCTTTCTCCTGGTAGACAGCCAAGTGTGTTAGCCAGTACACTAACGGGCGTTGTTTAAGCTCCCACAAGGACTTGAACCCTGATTTGAAGATTACAAATCTACTGTTTTACCAGTTAAACTATAGGAGCAAAAAATGAGCAGTTTAGTTACAGCTTGTCACCCCTTTTTCCAGCGCTCCGGTGTTTCGGAGTAATTAGCTTAGAAGTCATGCTCAGGACTTCCGGTTAATTTTGGTAGTTTTTCGTTCTATCGCTTTAGCTTTAATACAAGCCTCACATCTGCAACCTTTTCTATACATACTTGCCATACCATGCTCAGACCATTGTTTATTATGTTTAGCCATATGACAAGTAGTGCATAAAACTTCACATTTTTTAAGCTCTGCTTCTCTTCTTTCTTTTGCCCAAGACCAAATTCTATGACTTTCTTTTTGTGTAGGGTCTTTATGATGAATTTCTAAATTTAGTCTAGACCCACACTCTTTACATGGACCGTTTTCTTTAAACCACTGTTCTCTTATTTTAGCTACACGCTGTTTTTGGTATGCTCTTTGTTTATCTTTATCTTTATATGGCACTATATTTCCTTTTAATAGCGGATACGGGAATTGCACCCATTTTGTAGGCTTATGAAACCTCTGAGATAACTATACCTCCCACCCGCAGTAAAACCTATTTATATATTCTTCCGAAGCCCCTTCTATTTCCATTTCTACGCCGCCTTCCGAGTCCTAATCTAAGACCAAAAAAGCTTTGCTGTAGAGTAGGATTTGTCGTAGCTCCAGTACAGTTTCCTAATCCTCTTCCTGACATTGGACCTTTTCCTTGTGGTCCAATTCCATCAAACCGTGGCATTTATTTCACCGCCTCTCTAACCAAAATAATAGATTTCTTCTGCTAATTTTCTATGATATGGACAAGTAAACCCTTCATAATCCTTTATATCGTACTTTTTAACGATAAAATTAATTAATTCAAACGCCGTTTCTCTTAATTTTAGATACTCGGTCATTATACATCCCCATTCTCTTGAATTTTTATGTCTTCATATGGAGCTATTACTCTGCGATAAAGTTCCAATTTTACACACTCAAGTACACCAATAGCGGAATTATATTGCTCGTAGTGACCTACATCATATTGTTCTTTGATTAATTTAGTAATGACATAGTTCATTGTACCATCAATCTTATCTTCATCAATGTACATAAGGAACTTATTAAGCCCTTCAATGTAAGAATTTACATCTTGTCTAAGTTCTTGGCTAATGTATGGCATCTCTTTCCCTTTCAAAGACTTGTTCTACTCTTTTTTTACGTCTTAGAGCCAATCTTGTCTTCTCAGCACCCTCTTTAGTAGTACCATTGACTACCATTTTTTCAATTTTAGCCTTCTCATGTTCAGTAAAATCTTTCATTAATGCCCTCTTGTATAGTTAAAATGAGTTACAAACGGAGCTAATTTACGTTTTAAAGTGCTTCCACACTTATCACAGCGTAATGTTTCTTCGATTTTAGGTAATTCTTCATAAGAACAATCAATTTCTTTTGTTTTTTCACACTTGACGCAAGTAAAAACATATGTTGGCACTACAACAACTCCTTCTGGTAAGGCTTTCCACAACACATTGTACCCTCTTTGCACTTGTCAGTCAAGCAATTTGGACCACAATCAGCAAAAATAACCGGGAATTGCTCCTGTAAGAGCCTTAACATAGTCCATGCAAGGTCACGAATCTCTTTTTGGGCGCGATTGCAGCACCTTAATTCGAAGAAATGCATAAGTTCACGGGCATTCATGGTCATAACAAGGTTAGTTTTCATGCCACCTGGAAGAATGTATCTTGCATTTTCGGCTGCTTCGGTCTTAGAAAACCCATTTTCTTCAAGTGCTTTAACTAAATTATCATAAGCACCACCAATTTCGTCTAACGCATCCATATAATCATCAAAAACACCATCTGGACCTGTTAAAATACCTTCTGGTATCTCAAAATATTCATGCAAATCATACATTCCTATCTCATATTTAACATATCTTTGACTTTGAACACTAAAACTTGCAATTCTATGCCTTGTAAGCTGTGCTAATAGCACTCTAGAGACTCCATCAATGCCAAAAGTGAAATTTGCATGTTCAAATGGACTCATATGATGCATTTTTCTTAGTTTTTGGATAAATTCAACATCATTTCCGTCTGTACTCCACAATTTTTCAGTGGTTCCAGGAGAATAGCATGTTTTAGCAGCCGTAGCAATAATTTTTTCAGGGTTTTCTGTAGAACTAAGCAATAGAACTTTCAATTTTCCTCCAAAAATCTGTTTTATCCCACTGATAAAGCTCATAACTAATTCCATTTTTACGAGCTATTTTAATATCGTGTGCAGTTCCTTTAGAAGAACCATCCCAAAAAATTAAAACGAAATCCGCATTGTTGATAATATCAACATTTCTACGAATTCCGGCACTTTTACCATAGGTTTTCCAGTCAGGTTTATATATAATAGTTTCTAATTTAAACTGTTCTGCTACTTCTTCTGCCCAAGTATCAGGACCAACTGCACCGCCAGATATTATTTTATTGTATTTACCGTCACGAAGATGATTACGAACTATATCCTGGGCGGTAACTCTGGCTGGGAGGTTGCTTTTAAAACTTCTAGAACCGACTATAGCTAAATTCATTTTATTTCCTTATTTAGTAATAAACTTTGCTTAATTTTCTTTTTTGTATCCTTCTACCTATCTTTTATTTCATAAAGCTGTATAAAAGTTTATAGCGTTATTTAATAAGATAGAAGACTATCCGTTTTTTGTTCTAACGGATGCATCTGTAGGCTCTATACCTGCCAACCTAAAATCATAAAGTGGGCATCTTTTGTCAGTACAATCTCTAACTACTTTGGGTTGAAATCCCATACATTCTTGACAAAACAATTTAATAGCAGCCGCAGCAGTAGTTGGGCGACCTGGAGCCATTTTTGTTTTTCTTGAGACTCTTTTTTTAGGTTCTTTTACAGTTTCTTTCTTTACCTCATCTACTACTTTCTTCGGTCTTCCCATTTGTTTCTCCAAGTTTTAACGTTTTAACTAAGGTTGTGTACTTATTTTTCCAGAGCCACACTCGGAAACTCTGCACTAGGAAAAGTATAGCAGCCAAGGAAAAGAAAGTCAAGAGAACTATTGCTTGCCACGTCATCTTATGCTCTTCCTGTTTTTTCAGCCATGCCATAACTTCGCCTCTCCTATACAAATCTCCCGCTGTAGGGGAATCTACAGGTTTAGGAAATGAAGGGTCACGATATTTCCAATGCTGCACCGTATTTCCTGGTACTCCAGCTATCTTACCAATATCTCCAACAGAAAGCAACCCTGAGTTTTTAGCTCTGGCACGGTCAGGCTCTTTTCTGGTCTTTTTTTGAGAAACTTTCCCTCTGCTTTCTGGTTTTTGTTTCTTCTCTTTAGCTTTCGCTTTTTTCTTATCTGTAGCCATTTGTTCACCCCCTTTCATGGGTATAAATGTCTTCTGATTCTAAGCAAGAATCACATATGTTTTCTTCAACTCCATAGTATAGTGTACCACAAACTTCACAATGTTGCCAATAGGCACCCCATTCATTACAACAAGAGCAGCCTATACCGTAATCAGTACAATACTTTCCTGTTTGGCTACACCATAATGGTTCCAAGTGATTTAGCTTTCAAATAGCGCCCTATGATAAGAGCGAATTGATAACGAGTTATTGTTTCTTCCCATCTTTCCTCTAGAAAAGTATATTGAGGCCAATTTTCGTGAATCCAACCTCTTAATGCTGGAGTTGACCAGTATTCCTTTTCATCTTTTGGCACCGGAAATCCTAATCTAGTTGCTATAGTAATAGCTTGATGCATTGTAACATTACTCCACGGTTTAAACTCTGTAGCTGAATATCCTTGAAGAACACCCGAGTTTTTTGTAAGCCAAGCCAATTCTAGCTCCGATTCCGGCCAATCTATCCAAGGCTTTTTTTCTTGCACCACGTCTACAATAGACCAAGCTTCTCCTAGATTTATTTGCTCCCATACAGCCCAAGGAATTGTACAATAGCCTTTGTTTCCCCAACGAGTACTCCAAGAGTTTTTACAAACCAAACCCAACTTATTATAGCCAACTACAAGAATAGCATGACCACCTTTTAATCTTCCAGAAGGAAATTGTGCTATACCATCTGTTCCTATAGTTTCAAAATTCTCATATACATTTATACCTACAACCACTGGTCCATTTTGATATAAAGCAGTTTTAAGAGCTTCTCTTGTTATTCCTACAGAAGCATATGTAGAGATTTTATATTTCGCCGCATTTTCTAAATATCCTTCTTTTGGAGAGCCAGATGGGGGATATTTTCCTTCATATGGAAAAAAGCTTTCTTCACAAACACCAACATCTTTAAGAACCTTCATTGCAGCACGAATGTATGTACCACTAATATTAGGCATTCCATCAATCTCTTTACATTGACC